TGGGGAGCATTTAAAGAAATTTCTCTTGGAGATGGAACTCAAAATTTTGCAAATACCGACTACTACGCATACTTGTTGGGTCAACAAACATTTGCTAATCCAGAATCAACTAATATTAATGTATTTGTAACACCTGGTATTGATTATGTTAATAACAGTAATTTGGTTGAAGATGCGGTTCAGATGATTGAATTCAATAGAGCTGACTCTTTGTATATTACAACAACCCCTGACTACGATCTTTACTTACCAACAACTACTGGTGGGGATGGATTAATTTATCCAACTGAGGCGGTAGATAACTTAGATAACACAGGAATTGACTCTAACTATACCGCAACTTACTATCCGTGGGTATTGACAAGAGACAGTGTAAACAACACACAAATTTATATTCCACCAACAGCTGAAGTTACAAAAAACTTGGCATTAACTGACAACATTGCATTCCCTTGGTTCGCAGCGGCAGGTTACACTCGTGGTATAGTAAATTGTATAAAGGCTCGTAAGAAATTAACTCAAGAAGATAGAGACATTCTTTATAACGGAAGACTTAATCCAATTGCAACCTTCTCAGATGTAGGAACTGTAATTTGGGGTAATAAAACTCTACAAGTTAGAGAGTCTGCTCTTGATAGAATCAACGTTAGAAGATTGTTATTACAAGCACGTAAATTGATTTCAGCGGTATCCGTGAGGTTATTGTTTGAACAGAACGATGCACAAGTAAGACAAGACTTCTTAAATGCGGTGAATCCAATCTTAGATGCGATTAGAAGAGACAGAGGTCTTTATGACTTTAGAGTAACAGTTTCTAGTGATCCTGAAGATTTAGATAGAAACCAAATGACCGGTAAGATTTACATTAAGCCAACTAGAGCTTTAGAATTTATAGATATAACCTTCTACATTACTCCAACTGGAGCATCGTTTGAGAATATATAAATCGGTTTAAAATACAAACACAAAAGAAAGGGGTATCGAAAGTTCCCCTTTTTTGTTAAACAAACTATTTATTATTATGAATTATAAAAATACGGTAAGAGAAATCATTAGTGAGATTATTCACGATCAGATGACCCCTACTATGAAGTATTATGCTTTTGACTGGGATGACAATCTAATGTATATGCCAACCAAAATATATTTAAAGGATGATAAGGGAAATTCTGTTGGTATGTCTACCGAAGATTTTGCAGAATATAGAACTAAGATTGGTGAAAAACCTTTTAAATATGAAGGACATACTATAGTTGACTTTTATGACAATTCTTTTAAGAACTTCAGAGTTCCTGGTGATAAGTTATTTATGAAAGATTCTATGACGGCTGAAACAGGTCCTGCTTGGTCTGATTTTGTTGAGGCGGTTAATAACGGGTCAATTTTTGCAATCGTCACAGCAAGGGGACATACCCCATCTGTGATCAGAAATTCCATTTATAATTTAATAAAACAAAACAAAAACGGATTATCTTCAAGTGAGTTAGTTAAAAATCTTAAAAAATATAGAGAATTATCAGATGAGGATGATTTATCCAATGATGAACTAATAAAGTCTTATTTGGATATGTGTAAATATTATCCTGTAACTTTTGGTGAGGGATCAGCTGCGAATCCAGAAGAATTAAAAGTTAAATATATGAAAGAATTTATGACATATGTTAAACAAATGTCCCAACAACTACAAGAGAAAGCTTTTATAAAGAATAAAATAAGTAATTATTTTAACCCTTTTATTGGTTTTTCAGATGACGACATAAGAAATGTGAATACAATGAGAAAAAATTTTCCAAATAAAGATGAATTAAAGATTTATGCTACATCTAAAAAAGGAAAAGAAGAATATGAATAATAATTAATAACTGGATCTAGTAATAAGATATTTTAAAAAAAAGTGGAAGTAAATAGAAAAAAAAATTATTACATGTATTTATAATAAAAAATAAACAAAAAAATAAAAAAACAAATTATGGCTGATTTACTAATGAAAATGCCGATACCCTACGAACCAAAAAGGGAAAACCGATGGATCTTAAGATTTCCTTCGTCACTTGGTATAAATGAGTGGTATGTAGAGTCCACGGCAAGACCTTCTCTTACTATTGCAGCAACGCCAATTCCTTTCCTAAATACGGAAACATACGTTGCTGGTAGATTTACTTGGGGTGAATTAGCGGTAACTTTTAGAGACCCTATTGGTCCATCAGCATCACAGGCATTAATGGAGTGGATTCGTTTATGTGCTGAATCTGTAACAGGACGAATGGGATATGCGGCTGGTTACAAAAAAAATGTTGACCTTGAAATGTTAGACCCAACCGGAGTTGTTGTTGAAAAATGGATTTTAGAGGGAGCTTTTTTAACAAAATATGATGGTGGAGCTTTAACATACACTAGTGATGGTTTAGCTAAAGTAACGAGTTCTATGAGAATGGATCGTTGTATATTAGTATATTAATTTTTTAATAAACAATATTATTAATTCCTATATGTTTTTATGTATGGGAATTTTTTTTTGTAAACGTTATGTAATTGTTTTAATCTTTACAAAAAAACATATGTTAATTATGTTTAAATTAAAAAAAATATGGAACAAAATGCTTACACGGCAGGACAAGCCGATTTCAATTTACCACACGATGTTATAACCCTACCTTCTGGAGGGATCTTTTATAAATCTAAAAAGAAAACCATTAAAGTTGGTTATTTAACTGCGTTTGATGAAAACATAATTGCCGAAGCTGACTATAAAAAAAGTATTCAAGAAAGTATAGTTCTTCCTTTGCTTAGGAATAAAATTTATGAAAAAGATTTAAGACCTGAAGAATTAGTTGACGGAGACGTTGAAGCAATACTTTTATTTTTAAGAAACACGTCTTTTGGTCCCGAATATCCAATAACCGTAAATGATCCGAATACAGATAAAAAATTTACATCAACAATTTTGTTGGACGAATTAAATATTAAAAAACCAAAAAATATTCCAAATGAGGAAGGTTTGTTTGACACAACTCTTCCTGTTTCTAAAAAACAAGTTAAATTAAAGATTTTAAATATCTCTGATAAAATTAAAATAGAAACAATTTTAAAATCATATCCTAATGATAGAACAGCACCATCAATAACAACAAAATTATCTTTAATTATTGTATCTATTGATGGTAATACAGACAAGGGAAATATAGCAACATTTATTCAACAAATGCCAATTGCCGATTCTAAATATATTAGAAGATTTATAGCCGAAAACGAACCAAGATTAGACTTATCAAAAGAAATTATCGCCCCGTCTGGAGAAAAAGTAATGATCGACATTACTTTTGGGGTGGAATTTTTTCGGCCTTTCATATCAGTATAAAACAATAATAATTGACGAATTTTATTATTTTTCAAGAATCTTTAGAACCCAATATTCTGAGTTTATTAATATGCCAACTTATGTGAGAAAATATTTGATCAATAAATATGTTGAGGATAATAAAAAAACACAATAAAAGTATTTATTAATTAAACTAATATATGGCATTTTTTTTTAGTAATACTACTGGAACTAGTTCGTTAGGGGATGATATATTAAGTGGAACAGCTGCCGACTTTGATAAAAACGCATATACTTTAAACATTGGAGCTATCACCGCAAAAATTGGCGAACAATTTGAAGGACTACTTAATTCAATTAATCCATTAGATAGTACTATTTTCGCGCAGTTAGAAACATCTGCAAACAGTGTTCAAAAAGCCTTTGGTTTATCTAAAGAAAGGATGGACGAGTTTAAAACTAGTATTGCTGATGTAGCGCCTGAATTAACTAAATTAGATTATAGTGAAAGTGAGATAACTACAAATTTAATATCAATTATGCAAGGTCTTGGAGGGGCGGCCAGTGTTAGTAAAGAGGCCATTGTAGAATTAAGTGCCGCGGCAAAACTTACTGGTCAAGACGTTGGTACGTTAACAACTAACTTTAGAGATGTTGGAATTTCTGTTTATGATGTTGGGGAACAAATGAAAACTGTGACTGAGGTTGCGAGATCGGCCGGAGTTTCAGTTAATCAGGTTTCAGGTAAAGTAATGAACAATTTAGAAAAAATGAATCTCTTTAATTTTGAAAACGGAGTTAAAGGGTTGGCTAAAATGTCGGCACAAGCAGAAAGACTTGGAATTAAAATGGAACAAATATTTGCTCAATCAGAAAAAGTTATGAATCCAGAAGGGGCAATTGATATGTCAGCAGCACTACAACGATTAGGCGTAACATCAAGTGGTTTATTAGACCCTTTAAGGGCAATGGATATGTCTCAAAACGATCCTGAACAATTTCAAAAAGAAATTGTAAATCTTGGTAAAGAATTTACACGGTTTAATGAAAAAACGGGGCAGATGGAAATTCTTCCTGGGGCTAAAAGAAGAATGAAAGAAGTTGCAGAAGCTGTTGGATTGACCGCAACAGAATTTTCAAAAATGGCACTTAAAAGTTCCGACTTTGAAATGAAACTTAAACAAATTAAAATGCCGTCTTTAGGTATTGATGATGACGAAACTAAAGAAATGATTGCCACAATGGCACAAATGAAAGATGGGGTTGCTACAATCCAAGTTAGAGATAAAGAAACCGGAATAACAACGGAAAAAAAGGTAGAAGAATTAACACCTGAAGATATTGAAAATTTAAAAAAGGCAAATGAAGATTCTTCAAAAACAATTGAGGAGTTAGCGTTCAATCAACTAGATGTTACAACACAAATTAAAAATTTATTGGCAACTGGAGAGGTTGCCACAAAATTTGCAAAAGCAACAACACCCACCCTAAGTAAATTTTATGGTTTAGTTGCTGACAGTAAATTAGAAATTGCAAAAGCTTCAGATAATATTTTTGGATCAACCGAAGATATGAGAACGGCAATGGGAGACTTAACAAAACCAGTTGAGGGAATTATAAAAGGAAAAGTAACTGGTGATGATAATATGGTAAAAACCGAAATAGGAAACTTAGAAACAAATATTTTAAAAACTTTTAATGACTTTAGTAGTAAGTTTTCAACAGAAGTAAATTCCGTTCAAGAAAACCTAATTGAAAAGGTTAAAACCGCTTACTCAGAACCAATAAAAATTGAGGGCAAGACAGAGAATAATGTAACTGTTAATGTTAAGGTAACTGATGCTACGGGTAATCAGGTACAAAATAACTTAACAAAACAATTGTTAGACGACGTAAATTTTGTAAGTGATCTTAAATTAAAACTATCTGGAGTTGCCGCACCATAAAATTAATTAATGTTTAATTATGTGGGATATGAACGATTCAAAATAAAAAAACTATCCTATAATCTATTTATAAAATAAAAAAATGTCGGAAAGCTTTCTTTCTTTTGGTAACTCTGAATCTTTTAGAAAACAATTATTGGTAAGAAACCTACCGCCGTATAATGTGCCAGGAGCATACACATCCCCCGGCAACCCTGTTAACTACGAAACAAATATAGGATCTTTAAATGTTGTTGACTCTCCAAACAACTATGTGTCTACAAATTTATTTGCAAATGATCTATACCCACTAAATGAATTTGGGCCAGATGGTGGATTTGGACCTCCAGTTAATGTAAATTTAGTCCCTGTCTTAGATCCAAATCAAGGACCTTATTATCCAAAACAAGGAACGAACTTAGATATAATTAATGAATTTTTTATTGAGTCGGCATATGTAACGAATAAATGGGGACCTGCGGGTGGTTATAAGGATTTGATTGTAATAACCGACATAATAAATGCGGGCAACATATATCAACCATATTGGAATCCAGGATATTATGTTTATTCTTCATACCCTACCTTTAATCTTGTATTTCAAGATGACCCAAACGGATCTAACGGACCTTTATCGCAAGATACGTTTTTAGCTCAAATTGGAGCATCACAACTTAAATTTGCGTTTAACGAAAGAGTTTCTCAAGAAATACAACAAGCAACAATTGGGGCTATTAACTTAGATACCATAAGTGATCCTTTTTCTGCAAGTTTATTAGCAACAGGACAACAACCGTTTTTTATAAGAAATTGGAAAATTACAGTTCCTGAAAATCCTGTGTTAGCGGCGGTTTCTTTGGCAAATAGATTAACAGGAACTTACTTCCCCGTTTCTTTCATTCCAGGTGATTATTTTGATGATGATGATCCGGTTAATAGACCACAAATGGAAGCGGCCTTAGGTGTTGCTAATAACTTAACTGGAGGATTGTTATCCCCAATAATGAATCGATATAGAAACCCTTCTGAGGTTTTTGTTGCTAATACAGGAAACGGACAAAGATCGGCATTATTTTCGGCATTAGATTATAATCTATATAGACCTGCATATAATAGAGGTATTATTGGTGGTTTAATTGCTGGAGCATCTGCGGCCGTAAATAGATTATTTAATCAGGATAAAGCCCAATCTTCAGGATATTATGTTGGTAGTGAAAATGCAGAACCGTCTCAAATAGACGGACCGCCAAATCAACTTCCATCAAATCAATTTGGGGTTCAACAACAAAGTATTGTTTATGGTCCACAAGAGTTGTCAATTCTTTATGAAGGAAATGAAGAAACAATTAAATTTGGACTTAAAGGTAAATCCTATAGCGATGG